AAAAGTGCCGCTGCTCATAACCTCCACATTTCCCCTGCCATTACTAGCAGCAGTCCATGCGCCACTGATGGTTGGATTAAGCCGTAGGCGCCATTGCGCGACAACATTAGAAGCTGGATTTCCGCCTATACTGGCATCAATTTGAGCGGGAATTATCACGTTATCGGTGCGACCGCTAGCAATGCGAATAGCTGCTACAAGCGTTTCCGCAGTGATAGCAGTAAATGTTCCCACTCCTCGACCAGCTATATAGATGGGCCCCGTTGGCTGATAACCACCCTCGCTGACAACAGCAGTGCAAATCTGCCTTAGCGATGCATTGGCGACGATGGAAGAAGAATTGTGAATTCGATAAGACACTGGCAATGTTGCCGATGTCATATAAACACTATCAATCGTGTTGGCATGGTTAAATTCGTGACAATATTTAATTTCTCCGTCAACAATGAATCCACACCTTACGCGCCCCACCCCCAGCCATTCCAAGTCGGCAGTGAAGATATTAGCTTTTGAAAAATTTAAGGCAGAAAAAGTGTCAATATTCCACGACGACTGAGGGACAATGTTCTCTACCACTGTTCCTGTTGCTTTACTGCGAACAACGAACGAAATGGTCGTGCCACTTGCTCTCAACATTACACCATTGTTGTCGTTAAAAAAGCCAATCTCCTGCACCAGGCCATCCGTGGGAGCATTGCCAACAAAACTAGCCAGCACCATCAAGCTTTTGCCCGGCTGATAAGGCAGGCTCCGCTTGGAGCGCCGCAACACTGTATCTCCAGACGCAGTGGTGGTATTTAACTCCAAGGAGCTTTCATTTGGCAGATAAAGAGTGCTTCCGCTACCTACAGCTTGTTCGTCCCACAGGTCGGTGCGCTTACTGTATTGCAATGCCGAATCAAACAAAGTGAACGGCTCGCTAAAGCGTTGTCTACCAAAAGCATCAAGAGCGCCACTGTCGGGGCCCTTGGCGAGTATTTGCCCGCGATGATCAGCCTCAATGTGAGTTTCAAACTGCTCACCACCGCGCACAATTTGCCCCATGACTAATCCTTAGCTTTCTCTCCATCGTAACAATAAGCCTGTTCGTATTCAGTGCCAATGCACAACATGCCTTCAATAACACTTTGCGGGGCATAGCCGCATGCCACCATGAATTGAAAGTATGCTCTAGCCAGTGCAGTGGCGGTGTCGGCGCTGTAAGTGTGATTGATTTCTTGGTACGAGCAAGTGTCGTGCATCACGCCATCGTCAGAAAAACGATGGGAAAAGGAAATTGAGTTGACGAAGGCCATGGAAAAGTAGAGGCACCAAGCAAAGCCTAGTGGCCAGTAACCCTTTCGTCAAGGCCCAATGAGCCCCAAGTCAGTAAGCGCAACGATCACGCCGCTCAGCGCCACAAGCACTTCGTCAACAGTGGACCCACCACTTGGAATGACAATGCCAGAAGGCTGCACCACTGCGCTGGCCCCGTAGAACCCCAAAACATCCAAGGCACCGCCGATTACTAGGCCAGAGCCAGCGGAAACAGTGCCGGAGACAGTGGGAGAAAGAACAATGGAAGCGGAAAAAGTGGTACCAGAACTAGTGCCTTCATTGATGGTCGCGGCATCTAACGTGGCCCCGCTGGCATAAAGCGTAATGCCTGAAACAGTGCCTCCCGTGATCGTGGAGCCTTCAATAGTCGCTCCGCTGGCATGAAGGGTGGCTCCAGAAACAATGCCGCCTTGAATGGTCGACGCATTGATCGTGGTGCCTGAAATAGTACCGGCAGTCAACGTGGGCGATGTAACAACAGCGAGGTCGTAAGTGCCGCTTGTTACCGTGGCAACGTTGCTAATAGTGCCAGAAAGCGTAATATTAAAGATTGTGCCATCTTCAAAGGTCGAATTGTCAATCGTGCATTGGTCAATTACTGCATCAGAAATGGCCGTGTAATCAATTGTGCCGCTAACAATTGCCGGCGTGTTAATTGCTGCACTGTTAATAGTTGACGATGTGTAAGTGCCGCCAGAGATTGTTCCCTGAACAGTAACGCCAGAAAGAGTGGTGGCATTAAGAATTAAGCCGGAAGCCTGGGAAGTCCAAGCGGCGTCATAATCAACAACGCTTTGCTTAACAAGGATTTGGCCAGCAGTGCCTCCAGATGGCATCGTATCGCCACCAATTGGTCCCTGCACGCCAGGAATAGAAAGCTCCAGCTCCGTGGTTTCGCCGCTAACAATAGTAATGTTGATGTCGCTCATGATCAGTTCCTAGAACAAGTGCCGGAAACGGTGCAGGCTCCCTTGAGCCAATAGTAACGATCGCCACTGCCAGCAGTTGCGCTCACATCATATTTGTACAAACCAGTCTCAATGCCACTTGTTGTCGCGGGTGCCAATTCAAGCTCAAACACGCCACTAGCTGCATTCAGAATAGTAGGAGTGAAGCTGGCAATAATTGAACCATCAATGTTTCCGCAAATATCACTATCAATGGTATATCCAGAAAGATTAATCGGGGTGCCACCACTTTGCGTGACAGTTAGCTGCATGCGATAAGTGGCGTTTTGCAGCACCACTATGTCATAAGTGGCGGGATAGATCATCGCCCATCGTCACAGTTTGTTTCATTATAGCCTTGCTGCAATGTATTAAAAAGGGGGCCGAAACCCCCCCCTTGATCAACCCTGCCCGCGAGACAGTTTTCGTCCGTGGCTTGGCTTGCTATTTTTTCCCTGCCCTTGTCGCGTGGTTTTGGGGCGAGAAACGATGATGCGCTTACTGCTGGATGCTCCGACTTTGCTTTTAACAGCCACGAGGGACAGTGCGAAAGGAAAAGCTTAGCTAGCCCAAGGCGTGCCAGTGCCCTTTGTGGGCGTTTTTTGCTCGTCAATTTGCGCCTGAAGGGCGGCCTCAACTTCTGCCACCTTTTCGTCGCCAAGCTTGTCGAGCAGCCAGCCCACGACAGTTTCTTTTGTCAAATCGGCATAGGGAACAACCGAATCCTCCTCGGGGGCCTCAAGACCAATACTCCCATAGGCCGATGAACGGTAGGTGCCATCAAAGGCTTCAATGGTGTAGTGAAGAGTGTACACAATGCCATCAGAGAGCGTGCGCTCCATCGTGGCAATGTTCCAAGAAAAATCAGTCATGACGTGAAAAAAACAGTCTTAGTCAGCTTAGGGGATAAAAGAGTCAAAGACTAGTGGCCTTGCGCAAAAAACAAGTCTGGTTAGCAAAAAATGCGTCTGCCAGACCTGCGTTGCTCAAAAACACTAGAGAAGGTGACTACTGGGCTTCGGTTACAGGCTCACTGGCGTCGAGTTCTCTGGCAATTTCTTTGAGGTGTTCAGCGCAGCACATACCGTTCCAATCAAAATAGAATTGTTCTGCCACAGTACGAAGGGCGGCGGCAAGCATTTCAGCCTCTGTGACTTCGCAGTTATAAAGATCGGCCAAAGTGCCGTAGGCGTCCCAGACAGCTTGCGCTTGGGGTGAAAGTTCAGACATAGTAGTGGGAATGACTAATGGGCGTCGGGAAGTTGCTCCAGTGCGCGGCGGATGGTGTCCCAGTCTTTGGGTGACGGCCGCCAGCCGTCTTCGTGTTGCTCAACGAGCACTAGCGCCTGCTCCTTCAAGCTCGGTGGCTTCGGGCGGCGGGCGGCGCGAAGTTCTTGTGCAATACGAGCAACTGTGGTCACCTTCAATCGCTCGTACACATATTCACAGCACGCTTCCAGCTCTTGGTCGGCGCCCGCTTGGAACGCTTGGCGGGCAACGTTCTTGAGCCGGTTGGTGGTGATGGTGATGACAGCTTGCTCCGAGGGGTCCCACGGGTAGCCGTCGTCGATCAGCCATTCGCCCACTTGCTCGTCGCTCAGCTCCGGCGGCGGGGTGATGGGATGCCTGTAATCTTGTTGGGTCATGGTTTCTAGAGAACTGTGGCCAGGGGCAGGAGCCGCAAACTCGCTGCCCCACCACCATACCATGTGCTACAGTGCTGCGGCTGACAAGGCACCGCAACGGTTGTGATATTCCGTTGCACAGGGGCGGGGTTGATATCCTGCCCCTTTTTAATGCCAAGCCCAACTATCCGGTAATTCCAGATAGTTGAGCCACACCTCGATGTGAGTAGGGCTAAGAGGGCTCAAGCGTTACAGTTTAGAGCGCGGTGATTCCATCACTTGTGAAGAACGGGCTGGATCCCCATAGATAAACAGTTGCTGTTCCGCTGTCTGTGCTTGGCGTTGCAGTAAGTCGCACTT